TGTGATCTTTGGCAATGAGCATGACTACTGCACAGTAGATTACAACCAAGATTATCTGCATGCCGTTGTCACCAAGGTAGCAGAGTTCTGGCAGCTAGTTACGTCTGACACTGAGCCTAGCTATGACCTAACCACGTTCAAGATTGATTGGTCTGCTATCAACATCAACGGCCTCAAGCTGCGTGATGCCAGCAAGGACAATCATTTCACATCACTCGCCTCTGACTTTGTATCGACTGTAGACAAAGCCAAAGAACATGAGGCCATCAAGAAAGAACTGCGCTCGCTCGTTGCTGACGATGAGCGTGAGGTTTTCTGTGACTTACTCACTATCAAACGCGACAAGCGAGGGGCTTGCCGCATCACTGTAAAAGAAGGAGACGCCAATCATGGCTGAAAAAACACAGGCCGCTGCGCCAGCAAACTTTGACGAAGCAATGCTTGCATTCCAAAAGCTGCAAGTATCTGCCGTAAAGTCAGGCAAGAACCCACACTTCAAATCTAATTACGCAACGCTTGAAGAAGTAATCAAGGCTGCGTCACAAGCCAATGAGTTCGGGTTGTACTTTACGCAGCCGCTAGATCTCATCGTGCTTGGCGATCAGATCATTCAAGTAGTGCAGACCACTATCGTTCATGCGCCAACAGGAGAGAAGCGGGTTAGCCCCTGCCCTGTGCGCAGCAAAGATCCATCCGATGCTCAGAAGATGGGCAGCGGTATCACCTATGCAAAACGCTATGGCTTACAAGCCGCGTTCGCATTGCCGTCAGCAGACGATGACGGTAACGAAGCGTCAAAAGGCGCACCAACTAAACCTACCATTGTGGTAACACCAACAGCGGGAGCTTCATTCTAATGGAATACGACAACACTAATCAGGGTGCAGCGCACCCACCGTTCGAGACACAGCAGCTTATCTTAACTGGTAAGCTGGATGTGGAGGGTGACAACAAGCAAGTCGCTATCGTCAAAGACACAGATAAGAATGGCGAAGCTATCCTTGTCGTGTATCAGCGCATCGGTTGCATGTACTCTAACGCTGATGCGACAGCAGAGAACAAGCAGCCTGCCTATTCCGGGCCGCAAGATGGCAACCGCAGACTAGCAGCATGGCGGTCAAAATCAAAAGATGGGGTCAACTTCCTCTCTCTTAAAACACAAGAGAAATATGCTAGCGGTGCATCACCCCAGCCAGCAGCACAACCAGTGATTGCTGCCCATGACGTACCATTTTGACGAATTATGTGAGCGTTACAAAGTCTCAACGCTCACATTCAAAAGGTTTGTCAGAGCGAATGGGTTGCAATATTTAAGGATTGGCAACTCATTCGCAATGAATCAAGATCAGTTTGAACTGTTAGAAGAAGCGATGACGCGATGTTATCTATCCACAAAAGAGGCGAAGTTTACCACATCCGTGGCACCGTCAGCTATGCGGGTCAGACGCGTAACATCAGAAGATCAACAGGACAAACGATCAGGCGGCAGGCCGAGGAAGTTTGCCGAGCCTATGAGCAGCGTATCCTAAATGAAATGCGGGGTGGGGATAACCTCACCCCCTTCTTTGAACTAGCAGAAGATTGGGTGTCTCTTGGTCGCGGAGATACTGACACCCGGAATGCTTCTTTGCTGTCTAATTTTTTTAAAGACACAGCAGCTTCCGAAATGAGCGCAGAAGCGTGGAACCATTTGCTTCGCCGCAAGCTGAAAGGTTGTAGTAATTCACACATCAACCGCGTTAGAGCGACACTTGTGGCGATATTGAACCACGCTTCTGTGACCATAACTATACCACGGCGAAAAGAATTAAACGATAGGGTAAGATTCTTATCTTACGAAGATCAGGAAGCCTTACTAGCTTCATACCCTGAGTTCATCAGGCATTATTTTATTACGCTATGTTATCAAGGGTTTCGCAGACAAGAAGCGTTGAACCTAAAAAGACAAGGCGTAAACTTTGAAAGCAACACCATCCAGCTAAAGGTCAAAGGTGGTAAGCTTCTTACTGTACCCATGCATCCAAGAGTACGCGAATCGTTGCTGCCCCACATAAGGCAGAGCAACGCAGAGCTAGTGTTCCTTAACAAAGCTGGCAAGGCTTATTCGTTTGGAGATAGCCTTAGAGGGTTGCATACTAGAGCCTGCAAAAAAGCAGGCATCAATGACTTTACTATCCATGATTGGAGACATCATTTTGCCAGCCGATTGATGATGGCTGGTGCCGATCTAAACTCTATAATGAAATTAGGTGGTTGGGAATCTGAGAAGATGGTGTTTAGGTATGCCTCAGTTTCTAATGAGCACACCAGAGACACACTGGAGAAACTCAAATGAGAAAACGTCAACGAAATCCGGTAGTTATAAACAGTGTACTTACCCTTGGTAAGGGTGAGGTCGCGTGTTCGAATCACGCTGGCAGCACCATTCTTTCCTTAATAAACAAAGCCTTACGCAGCTATTTGTTCTGGCTAATAACCTGCATTTATGCATTGTTATACACCTTTATACACCTTTATTAACCTTATTAAGCACACCAGACGCACAGAGGAAATGCATTAATGAAGCGCGGAAAACAAATCAGGCCATCGCAAAGATACAGCAGAGACATGCCTCAGTATCATTACTCACCATCATTGGAAGTAAACTCTCGCAAAGAGCAAGAGGCTAACAAAGAAGGGTGGATAAAGAATGCAGCATCACTGCCCGATAATGCTTTTGCAGATGACGTTGTTACACATGATGACGCTGGCTGCTTCTATCACCGAGAGACTGAGGTAGCCAAGGGCTGGTCGCAGCTTGGCGGTCATTCAGAAAGCAATAATGAAATAGGAAGGAACACAAAGACATGAATAGAAGTGATTGCTTAGAGCTTGCATTCAATGCAATCCAAGACAGAGGCGCAAGCTACGGCACACCAGAAGCAAACTTTAAAAGGATAGCCAAGCTATGGTCTGTCTATAAAGATGTGTCGTTCACTGTCAAAGATGTCGGCATGATGATGACCTTGCTAAAGATAGCGCGTCTTCAACACACCGACCATGACGATTCATTTGTTGACATAGCTGGCTATGCAGCCGTTACTGCCGAAGCGATCTCCGGTATTGAAGATACTCCGCACCCTCAAGAGGATCCGCAAAACATTGTACCCATGAAACAGGATTAGGATTATGCGGATCAATGATCTGAAAAATTGCCTGACCAAAACGCTGCTGTTCAAATCCTTTGACGAAGGCGTAAGTGTCATGGAATTTGTAGCCTCTCGCTCTGGCAAGCCAAGCTGTAGTTTCCTGCTCCACCAGTTCGATCTGACCCAAAGCCCAGTTGTGCTTGTGTCCACTGATGTACAGCGAAGCGTTCGACTTAAACTTGGCCATCTTGTTTTGGGCATGAAGGCTGTTCCATTGGGAATGACCCGGCATATCATGGGCGGCGTGGATGCGGCAGGCTCTGCCGTTCGGGAACTTCAACTCAACTCGCGCCTCCCAATCCTCAAGAACACTATGGGGAGAGCGCATCCATTTAAGCGGATCACCGGCACCAGACCACATATCGTGGTTGCCGCCAATCAAAATGAGAGGGTTCATCTCGTTGATTAACCACTCGACCAGTTTCCAAGCTGTCTTGTGAGAGGTGTCTTGCTCGCCGTATAAGCGTCCCAGACGGCCTACCCAGTTATTCTGGTAGTCCCCTAGGTTGCAACCATACACACCGTCATACTCGTTGATTATACGCAGATGCTCACGCAGATTATCCCAATCACAATAGTTGTCATCGATGTGAGGATCACCCATCCATAGCAAACCAATGGGTTCATCCGATTTCATCTCAATCGGTATCCATTTCTTTGCATCACGATTAGCTTTGCGCTTCTTGAAGCGGCTATGGAGATGATCGATCACCTCATCTATAGGGATATCATCTTCTGGCAGTGGTTGAATAGTGTATCGGCTATCAGCAAAGTTTTCTTTTGCTTTTTGAATACGGTTTTGAAGCGTTGCCAATGGTATACCGCTGGCTTCAGATGCTAACTTTAATGTGCCATGTGTGTCGTATAATTTTTGGGCTTCATCAAGTTGCTCTTTACTGAGTGTCATTACAATCCAACATAAGTTGTTTAAGGGCTGGGCCACGCGTCTTTATTTGCTGGTACCAGAGAGAATCTTCCATTTGAGCAGCAGCCTCGTTGAAGTCTCTGTCCTCTAGCGCAGCAATTAACTTTTTGAAGCGCGAGAATCGAGGCCATCCAAGGTTAAACACCATCGATGCCAGCACTAGCTGGGCTGGGTCAGGCAGATCACGCCACCAATCCATGCGGTCATCTAACTCATCGATGGCAACCTTAACATCATCAGCAAGAATGACCTTGGCTGCATGCTCTGAGATAGGTGTCTGAAGATTATGTCCATAGCCGATTGTCGGAACGCCAACAGTATCGGTATACATAGTAAGGCTCTTGCCCTCATGCTCTGCAATGAGGTCAGTCAACTCTGATACTACAATCATTTCTTAAACATCTTTGTTAGCTGTTGAACACCGAAGCTGGCAGCAAACACAACACCAACGGCTGTCTTGTAGAAGTCAGGCATTGACTGCAACGCATCGAAGCCGCGCTGAACAATGTCTTCATGCCCTGTGAATGCTAATATAAGGGGGATGCTCACCAAAATTGTAAGCCACTCATCTTTCCAAGATGATGCAGAAGCAGACGCCATTGTCTGGTTCCACTCCTGTTCGCCAGCAGCAACACGCTTGGCTACCTCGACCTTGGCTTTCTGTGTCTCGACCTTGCCTTCCATCCATGTGCCAGCAAGAGAGGCAACAGCATTAATGATAGCAATCATGTCAATGTACCTTGCTTCATTGGAGAACACTTCCAAGCGATTGCTTTGTACTGTGTCATTCTGTTTATATCGTTAGCCATTTCCATGGCGCGTGCTTTACAAGATTCATATGTGGTGAGGGGATGACGTGCGTTTTCAAATTCAATGCATTGATCTAAGTTGCTCACAAGGCATGCCATGACTAACGCTTTGAACATTTCTTAAACCAGCGTTGCACTGTCTCCATCTCGTAGATGCGCAGCGCAGTCCATACGATAGTGAAGATAGCAGCAACCGGAGGCAGAATGTCTGTCATTGAACCCACCGTTGCAAATATTGCTGCACTATCAAGTATATCTTTCTGATCCATGACTTAACCTACTGCATTAATGCATGTTGCAAAACGCACATTATGTAAAAGCAATGATAAAAATAAAGATCGCTACAACAGCGACCACAAACACAGATGCACCTATTAATATGTATTCAAAGATTTCTTCTTGCCGCCTTGCAGCTTCTATCTTTTCTTGCCGCTGCCTTACTCTAATGTCTGCTTGGATCTTTATGATCTGTTGCCAGGCATTCATGCCGTAATGACCAGTGATAAAGTTACGAAGCTCGTTTTCCATCTGCTGCGCCTTCTTTAAAGCTGCAAATGTTTCTAATGCTTCTTCCTCTACCGATCCAATGCGTCTGCCTTTTGCCCTAGAATGGCCTTCCTTGACAGCATTGATGCCCTGCATCCATCTTCCGAGATCGCCAGCCATCTGCTCAATTTCTCTGCCATGTTGAAAGGCAGTACAGATAGCTTTGTATGCGGTACTAGCAAGCGCAATTCCGGTGATTGGATCCATTCATTATGGAGTTTCTTCTGAAGTAATAACGCCTGCCCAAGACAAGGTATCTTCGCTCCATTCATATGCTTCGCCATCATCGGGATAAGCAACAGGTGCTTCCCACAGACAGGTGGTTTCATTTAGCACCCAGCTTGTGTATGGCTGTGGTGGAATAAAGGCGTCACGAACATTGTCATAGGTGAAGCCGACACCAGCGTAATTCTTACGCAATGGCGTTCCACCTAGAGTGTGTGTGCCTCCTGTAGTGTTATAGGATGTCTGTACCCACTCACCCGCACTATCATCGACAAAAGTGTCAAAGAAGTCCGGTTCGGCAACAATGACTTTGGTCACGATGCCATCTTGTACTTTTGCAAAATGTGCCATTAGTTGCTCCTATGCCGTGAAAGTGCCAGAGGATGAAAAGGTGTGGTATGTGTAACCACCTGTTGATGTGACTGTGCCACCTGTGCCTTTTTGACTGCCGGAGTAACGAATAATCACAACGCCTGAGCCGCCACTAGCAGAAACGCCGGTGACTCCATAACCACCACCGCCACCGCCGCCGGTATTTACGGTGCCATTGTTGGAGTCAGAATCACCTCCTCCACCAATTCCACCAACGCCGCCGCCGCCGCCGCCTCCACCGCCAGCAAAATAACCGCTTTCACCGGAGCTTTGAAAGTTGCTTACAAGAAGCCCTGCGCCGCCATTTCCTGCGCCGTGTGTGCCACTAC